ATAGAGTCTGCAATTGGCCGTGACGAGCAGGGGCGCTTTGCCTCACGCACTGCAGAACGTGCTGAACCCGTGCAGGAGGCAGAACCGCCCGTGTGGCGTCGTCCTCCAGCGTCATGGAAAAAGGATTTTCACGACGTTTGGCAGAAAGCCGACCCAAAAATGCAGGAATACGCATGGCAGCGCGAAGAACAAATGCGTGCTGGCGTGGAACCGCTGCTTGCCAAGGCGCAGTTTGCTGACACAATGCAAGAAACCATTGCGCCGTACCTGCCAACCATTCAAGGCATGGGGTTAACGCCCGAAAAAGCCGTGTCTGCGTTGATGCAGGCTGACTACACGCTGCGCACTGCCCCGCCGCAACAGAAAATGCAGTTGTTTGCGCAGTTGGCGCAGTCCTATGGCATCAATTTGGGTGCGATGGGCGCAAATCCGCAGGCTGCCCCGCAAAACAGCGTTGATCCGCTGGTGTGGCAGTTGCAAAACGAACTTAACAACGTCCGTGGCGAGGTCATGGGTTGGAAACAGCAGCAAGAAATGCAGCAAAACCAGCAGTTGTTGGGCGAGATTAACCAGTTTTCTTTAAAAGCAGATCATTTTGAAGAAGCCCGGCCAACCATGATTCAACTCCTACAGAGTGGCATGGCAGAAACTTTGGATGAGGCTTACGACAAGGCGATCCGTCTTAACCCTGACCTGTTTGAACAGATCAACAAGGCCCAACAGGCCGAAGTGGCTGCAAAGCAGGCCAAGGAGTACAACCGGGCAGCAAAAGCGGCCCGTGCAGCAGCGGTGAGTGTCAGAAGCGCAACACCAAGCGCCAACACGGCTCCCAAGGCAGCAAACCGTCGCGCACTCTTGGAGGATGCTTTTTCCGAAACAGAGTCGCGTTTGTAATCAACTGATATAGGAGCATTAAAATGGCATTTGCCAATTCCAGTATCAGCGACATCATTGCTACCACAATCCAAAGCCGTAGCGGTGAGTTGGCTGATAACGTGACGAACAACAATGCGTTGCTTCGTCGGCTAAAAGACCGAGGGAATGTGCGTACTTTTTCGGGAGGAAACGTCATCCTCCAAGAATTGATGTACACAGACCCAACATCCGACAATACCAACTCGTACAGCGGCTACGAAGTGCTGAATGTTGGACAGAACAGCCCGATTTCGTCGGCGCAGTTCTCCATCACGCAGTACGCTTCCGCCGTGACCATTTCGGGTTTGGAAATGATCCAAAACTCGGGCAAGGAGGCCATCATTGACCTTCTTGACGGTCGCATGGAAGTTGCCGAGGCGCAGTTGGCAAACCGCATCAGCGGTGACCTGTATGGTGACGGCACCGGCAACGCGGGCAAGAACCTCACGGGCCTTGCTGCTGCTGTGCCGGATGATCCGACCACGGGCACCTACGGTGGCATCAACCGCGCTGTGTGGTCGTTCTGGCAGAGCAAGAAGTTCTCGGCTGCCGCTGATGGCGGTGGTGCGGGCGCTGTGTCCAGCACGACGATTCAGGGCTACATGGACGCCCTCGCTGTGCAGTTGGTTCGTGGAACCGACAAGCCTGACCTGATCGTGGCCGACAACAACTATTATCGGTTCTACCTGCAGTCGCTTCAGGCGATCCAGCGTATTACCGAGAGTGGTTCGGGCATGGCGGGTGCGGGCTTTGCCTCCCTCAAGTATTACGGCGCGGGCATGGCCTCCGACGTGGTGCTGGACGGTGGTATCGGTTCGTCCACCTACAACAGCGGTTCGGGTAACGCCAACCATATGTGGTTCCTGAACACCAAGTACCTGATGTTCCGCCCGCACAAAGATCGGAATTTCGTTCCGATTGGCGGCGAACGTCAGGCCGTCAACCAAGACGCTAAACCTACGATTCACTAATGGCGTCTATAAACCCTCTCTAATTGACTTGGAAGCCCGGAAGCGGGTGACAGGGGCCAAGCGAAAGCAGGCTGAACGACTAAATGAGAGGGGGCGAACGAAAAAGGTTCGCCATGCGATAGTCTGAACTGCGGTATAACCAAAGAAGCCGCAGAGGGTGACCCGAAGAGGTTGCCCCGCCATCCGAAAGGGTGGTCAGTAGCCGAAAGGCGAAGTAACAGAATGATTGTGAAACTGATTGGCTGGGCCGGTAACCTTACCTGCTCGGGCAGCCAGTTCCAAGGCGTGTTGATTGCTTAAAGGGGTACACGACAATGACTGTTTCAACAAGTAATTTGATTGGCGTGTCACTCGGCTATGCCGATACGTCTGCATCGTTCAACCTCGGAACGGCCGTCAACCTTGACGATGGTGGACAGGCTGTGTATGTGAAGGCTGCATCGGAAATTTCGCAGTACGCTGCGGTTGCCGTGCTGTCAAACAACACCGCCGTGATGCTTACCACGACCAACGCCGCGACCTCCAAGCGCGTCGGTTTCGCACAGGTGTCCATTGCCTCCGGCTCGTATGGCTGGGTGCAGACGGGCGGCGTGCCGGTCGTGAAGTTGGCTGCTTCTTGCGCCCCCAACGTGCCGCTCTTTACGACGGCGACTGCGGGCGTGCTGGATGACGCCACCGTGTCAGGCAACGGCGTCGGCCTTGTGGCTGGCATCGTGGCAACCGCCACGGCATCGGGCGCAACCGCAATCACCTGTGTGGCGGGTTACCCGCACGTCACGGGCGCAGGCGGCGCAGTCTGATGAAGCCTCTGGAGATCACGGTGCAGGCGGCGGGCACGCCGGAGGAACTTTGTTCCAACATACGGTCTGCCCTTGCCCGTGGTCTACCAGAACTGACCCTCGCTCCCATCACGCACGATGCAACCATGGTGCTGGTGGCGAGCGGGTGGTCTATGCCGGACTACATTGACGACATCAAGGCGCACCGCGCCGCCGGTCATGTAATCGGTGCGGTAAAAAGTGCGCACGACTTCTTGTGCGAAAACGGCGTGGAGCCGGATTTCTGGGTTAACCTTGACCCCCGCGACCGCACCAACGGGATACAGCGCAAGAATGACCGCACGCTGTATATGGTCGCCTCGCGCTGCCCCCCTGTCACGTTTGACTTCCTGCAAAGCAAGCGCGTGATGCTGTGGCACTCGTGGGCAGAGGGGCCGGAAATGGAAGCGATGGGGCCGGGCAAACTCGCCATTGGCGGGGGCACGACCTCGGGCCTACGGGCCATCAACATTGGCTACATTATGGGCTTCCGCAAGTTTGTGCTGTACGGGTACGACTCATGCAACAGCCCAGACGGCCGCAAGCGGTTTACCGGCGAACTGCCGGGCGTCACGGTGGATATCTGGGTGGGCGGCCCTACAGGCAAGAAATTTAACGCCAACGCTGCAATGGCCCAGCAGGCCAACGAATTCCAGAAACTGTTTGAAGTGATGCCCGACCTCAAGATTGAGGTAATTGGGCCGGGGCTGATTGCAGAGATCATGCGCTGCCGTCGGGATACGGCGCAGGCAGCATAATGGCAATCCCGTCCCGTGTACTTGGCTCGGGCGTCTCGCAGTTATCCACGGTGTCCATCTGTGGTGACGGCAACGCCTCGGTCGTGGCTGCGGGCACATCGGCCGACAACGCCACGGCTATCACCTACGTCTACAATAATGTGACTACTACCCCCTCGGGCGCTGGCGTCAAACTGCCGCCGACCGAAATGGGCGAGTTGATATGGATAACTAACTCGGGTGCAAACGCGCTGACGGTGTACCCGTATGAAGCAACGTCCACACTCAACGCCACAACGGCTGCAACGATCAACAAAAACTGCGCAGCGGTATTTTTTGCCATTAGCAACAGCGCGTGGGAAGAACTGCAAGGGTTTAACGGCGCAGTTCCGATTCTGCACTACGGTGCGTTTTCGGACACTACTTTACAAACCATTGCGTCCATCAACACCGCTTACGCGATGACGTTTAACACGACAGACGCAGCAAACGGGGTCAGCATTGGTTCGCCTACGTCGCGCATCGTGGTGGACAATCAAGGCGTCTACAACGTCCAGTTTTCAGCGCAATTAGATAAAACCTCTGGCGCAGCGGCAGTTATCCATATTTGGCTACGCAAAAACGGCGTTAACGTATCAAACACAACTAGCCGAGTAGTTATCCAAGGCACCGCAGCCGAATTGGTTGCGGCATGGAATTTTGTTATCCAACTTGAACCCACCAATTATGTAGAATTGATGTGGGAGAGTAATGACGCAGACGTTGTTTTACTTGCGGCAAGCGCCACAAGCGTTTATCCCGCAATCCCCTCTGTAATTTGTACCGTAACACAGGTCAACAACCTGTAATCCCCACAGGAGCAAGGACAATGCCGTTAGACAGCGATGTAAACAATGCCGACGCCCAATTGCACGTTGAGTTCTACACCAAAGACTCTGGCGTAAATGAGGGCAAAACCTATGTTCGTATCATGGCCCCCGGCGATAAGACCAACATCATCGACCAACCGTGCCGTGACGACCACAAGGAGCGTTTCCCGCGCCAATGGCTGTATTACCAAATGCAGCAGGGCGAGAGCGCCGCAGAGCAGATTGGCACCCCGCTGTCGCATTGGCATAAGGATGCTGCCGAGGAAATTAACCGTGATCAAATTGCCGAGTTGGCAATCCTAAAGTTTGTGACGGTGGAGCAGTTGGCGCTGGCGTCAGACGCGCAGTTGCAACGCATCGGGATGGGTGGCGTGGGCTTGCGTGAACGCGCCCGTCAGTACCTTAATCGTAAAAATCGGTCAGATGCAAGCGCAGAGTTGGAAGATACTAAAAAGCAATTGGCCGAACTGCAGTCGCAGATGGCGCAGTTGTTGGGAGACTCTCCCAAGCGTCGTGGACGACCGCCTAAAGAAATAGCGGAGGAATAGTATGGGCAGCACGATGGTGCAATTGGTGCAGCAATGCACAAACGAGTTGGGCATCCCGACTCCTTCCACGGTCGCAGGTAACGCCAGCCAAGACGTTATCCAAATACTTGCGTTGATGAACGCTTGCGGCTATGAATTGCTCCGTCGTGCTGATTGGCGTGAATTGACCAAACAGCACACGTTCTATACCGAGGCGATCACGACAACTGGCACATGGTCAACGTCGTCGTATACGATCACCGGCATCCCAACGACGGCAGGGCTGGACACGACCTATCAGGTGCAGGGCGTTGGTATCCCTAACGCTACCTACGTCACCGCCGTCACCGGCACGACAACGCTAACGGTTAACTACGCCCCAACCGAGGCTCAAGTTAATGGGCAGTTAATATTTCAAAAGGTCAAATACAACCTCCCGACCGACTACAACAGCACCGTAAACCGCACGCATTGGGACAAGAGCAAGCGTTGGGAGATGCTTGGCCCCGAAAGCGCACAGCAATGGGAATGGCTGCTGTCGGGCTATATCAGCACCGGCCCCCGCATCCGCTGGCGATTGCTTGGGCCGTATTTCCAGATTTGGCCGGGCATGAACGCAGGCGAGTTGCTTGGGTTTGAGTACCGCAGCAACGCATGGGCCTACAACGCCCTCGGCGTGCCAAAAAACAGTTTTACCTCCGACACCGATACCTGCGTGTATCCCGACCGCGTGATGGTTCTGGGTACCAAACTAAAGTATTTTGAGGCCAAGGGCTTTGACACTACGGCGCTGTACCGCGATTACCTTGCAGAACTGGAAACCGCCATCGGTCAAGACGTAGCCGCCGCCAACCTCTCGTTTGCCCCGCGACCGGGAACCGTACTGATTGGGTACGACAACATCCCCGATAGCGGTTACGGCACGGATAGTCAGTAATGGCTAGTCCGGTACGCAGGCGGCTAGTCCAGCGCACGACGGCAAACGTTGCGTCGTTGCCTGCCCCGGTGGGCGGTTGGAACGCTCGGGACGCACTGGCAAACATGGCACCGACCGACGCCGTGTACTTGGAAAATATGTTTCCAAGCGTCAGCAACGTCAATTTGCGAGGCGGATTTGCCAAGCATAAGACAGGATTGCCGGGCACCGTTGATACGTTGATGACGTACAACGCTGGCAGCACCATCAAGTTGTTCGCCATATCCACGGGTAACATCTACGACGTCACTTCGGCAGGTACGGCAGGATCGGCACTAGTTGCCAGCCTGTCTAACTCCGCATGGGAATACACTAACGTCACCACGGGCGGTGGCAGTTATCTTTACGCGGCAAACGGCGTGGACAAGCCGCTGCTGTACAACGGCACGACATGGACGCCGATTGATGCCGCATCTACGCCCGCCATTACGGGCGTAACCACCACCGATTTAGAAAGCCCCACGCTGTTTAAAAACAGGGTGTGGTTTATTCAAAAAAACACGCTTAAAGCGTGGTATTTGCCGGTGGCGTCTGTGGGCGGCGCGGCCAACGTCCTTGACCTGTCCAGCGTCATGCATTTGGGCGGCAAACTTACGGCGATGGCGACGTGGACGATTGACGCGGGCTATGGCGTAGACGACAACCTTGTGCTGATAAGCGACAAGGGCGAGGTGGCCGTATATCGCGGCACCGATCCCACCAGCGCGTCTACATGGTCGTTGATCGGCGTGTGGATCATCGGCCAGCCAATTAGCCGCAGGTGCGTAACCAAATACGGCGGCGATTTGCTTATTCTGACGCTCGACGGGCTTATCCCGTTTGCTTCTGCGCTGCAATCCTCGCGCCTTGACCCCAACATTGCGCTGTCGGACAAGATACAGGGCGCGTTTGCTGCAGCGGCACGCACCTACAAGGACACATTTGGCTGGGCGTTGCTTTACAACCCGTTAAACAACGCCCTAATCGTCAATGTTCCGGTCAGCACTGGGCAGCAACAGTTTGTGATGAACAACATCACAAAGGCGTGGTGCAACTTTACGGGTTGGAACGCAAGTTCGTGGGCGCTAGTAGGCAGCGAACCGTATTTTGGCGGCAATACCTACGTTGCAAGGGCGTGGACAACGGGTGACAGCGGCTACATGGACGACGGAGAGCCGATTCCAACCAAGGCTCTGCAGGCGTTCAACTACTTTGAAACGCGAGGCGTCATTAAGTATTTTACCCGCGCACGACCCAGCATCTTTAGCAACGGCCAGCCACAGATTGTCATTGGCATTAACACAGACTTTCAGACGGTTGACCAGACGGGTGCGCTGTCGTTCTCGCCCACCACTGCAGGGCTATGGGGTATTGGGTTATGGGACGTTGCGCTTTGGGGTTCGGATGTCGTCATCACGAACAACCAATCTGGCGTGACGGGTTTAGGTTATTCGGGAGCCATTTCGTTCACTAGCAGCAGCAAAAATCTGCAGATTCAGTGGGCCTCAACTGACGTGGTGTATCAGATCGGATGGGCTGGAATATAGTTAACGGCCCCCGGGTGGGCCTATGGGTAACCGAGCAGACGCAGGGCGGGTTTGACCCGCAGCGGTCGGTTGCCATTGGGTTAGAGCGTGACGGCGAATTGGTCGCTGGGACGGTTTACGAGAATTGGAACGGGGTTAGCGTGATGTGCCACATTGTTTGGCAGCACGTTACCCCCGCGTATTTAGCGGCGGTGTACGACTATCCCTACAACGTCGCAAAAGTTGATAAGATTATAGGGCCAATCAACAGCAACCATACCCGGGCGCTAGCATTGGTCAGCAAGATGGGGTTTTCGGAGGAAGCGCGGATTAAAGGTGCCGCGCATGACTCTGGGGACATTGTTTTGATGACACAGACACCTGACAAGTGTCGATATTTGGAGCCTCGGTATGGGCAAAAGATCACCAGCGCCACCGCCAACGCCTGATTACGCCGCAATAGCGCGTCAGCAAGGGCAAGAAAACGTAGAGGCCGCACGCCAGTCGGCTTATATGTCCAATCCCAACGTCTACACGCCAACGGCGAGTCAGACGGTATCGTGGGAAAAAACGCCGCAATTTAACCAAAGCGCCTACGACAAGGCGATGGATGAATTTCGGTCGCAATCAACAAGAGGCGTGGAGGGGCTTGCAGAACCCGACCGCGCAGCGTTTACCTCCTATATTGAACAACCAACCGTCCGTCAGGAATTGGTTGGCGAATCCAAAAACATTTTTGACATTCAGCAGCAAGCCGAAAAAGCGATGGCATCGCTCGGCCAGCGCGAAATTGGTGACCTTTCCCAATATCTCAACCAAGACTTTATAGCCTCGCTGTCGCCGATCCTTACGGGATATGGCGATTACGGCACCACTACCGCCGCTCCTAACCTTGCCGCCTACGGGCAAGCGGGCGGCGTTGCGGCCGGAGCGGGTGGCGCAATTGAGGGCGCTCCATCGGCCGCTGGCTATGCGCCTACGCGGTCGTTTGCTGGCCCCGCCC